TTTTCACTGTGCCGATGAATGAGCCGCCAGGCTTTTGGGGGCCGCATCACAAGCTGCATGGCCTAAACGAGTCGCACTTTCCTGGCTTTGAATTCAACTACATCGATGAGGCTGGCAATATTTCTGAATGGCCGCGGCAAATTGATCATGCCAATCGCTTGAATCTCCTCATCGGACGTTGGCATGCCTAATGTCTTGTGCTCGATTTCAACCCGTGGCCGCACGCATACGACGCTGCCCATGGCGTTGCAAGCCATCATCAATCAGACGCGCAAGCCTGACAAGCTAGTCATCTTTGATGATAACGACGAGCACCAAGACCTGCGGTCAGATCCGCTCTTCTCTCAGTTGTTTCGCATTCTTGACCAAAAGGAAATTGCTTGGGAGTGGCTCTTTGCCGGCAAGAAAGGTCAGCATCACAATCATCAGATCGCTAACTGGATGGGCTACGAGTGGGTATGGCGCGTTGATGATGATGCCCTGCCCGAGCCAAACGTCCTGCAGAACCTCTTAAAGCATGCCGCACCTAACGTCGGCGGTATTGGCGGGTCAGTGTTCACGCCACCGCATAAGTTTGAAGGCGACGCCACAGGCAAGATTGACAACATTTACGCTGAACCCAATCCGCAGTGGCAGACCATTAAGAAGGTCAAAGAGGTTGACCATCTGCACTGCACGTTTCTCTACCGCGCTGGGATTTACGACTACAACCTAGGGCTGTCTCGAGTCGCCCACAGAGAAGAGACGCTCTTCACCTTTGGCTTAAAGCAGAAAGGCTACAAGCTGCTTGTCGTACCAAGCGCAGTGACGTGGCACCTAAAGGCTCCATCGGGCGGTATTCGCATGGGAAGCAATGAAGCGATGTTTGCTCATGACGAGCAGATCTTTCGCAATACCATGGCCTTTAAGGATCACACGATTGTGGTGCTCAACGGAGGCATGGGTGATCACTTAGTCTTCTCTCACGTCCTGCCAGCGATTAAGAATCCCGTGGTGTTTGGTTGCTACCCAGAGATCATTCCGTCAAAATCCATTGCTGAAGCCCAGAGCCTGTTTGGTGACATCGAGATGTTCAACATTTACGGCAAGATGAACCGCTGGAACTGGAAATCAAGTCTGGAAGATGCCTACCGGAAGCTGTACACATGATCTTAATCGCGCCTTATGCCAAGCAACTGAGAAATGGCAAGCAAAATCCCAAGAATTATCCGTTTTGGGATGGCGTCATTCGCTTGCTTGCAGGTCACAAGATTGTCCAGATCGGCGTCAGCGGCGAAAAACCTTTAGTTGAAGACTTCCGGCCAGACTTGCCAATTGCAGAGCTTAGAAAGCTCCTGCAGGCCTGCGATACATGGATTGCTTGCGACTCCTTTTTCCAGCACTTAGGCTGGGATGAGGGTAAGCCTGGCGTCGTATTGTGGTCAGTTTCTGATCCGCTGATCTTTGGCCACCCGGAAAACATTAACTTGCTTAAAAGTCGTGACTGCCTCGCTCCCAATCAGTTTTTATGGTGGGAGCAAACCGAGTACGATGCAAGCAAATTTGTTGAGCCTTCAGTTGTTTTGAAGGCCGTTAATTCACTCATTCTTGAAACGGTATTGGGGTAAGCATGGCTGCACCAAATTACACGCCGATCCAGCTTTATAGGACAAATACAGCGTCAACAACAGCGCCTGATGCTGCAAACCTGAACGCAGGTGAGTTGGCCATCAATTACAACGATGCAGGCATGGCACTGTATGCCAAGAACACATCAGGCACCGTTAAAAAGCTCATCAACAACCCTGCTGGCCTAACTTATCCAGCAGCCGATGGCTCTGCTTACCAGGTAATCCAGACTAATGGCTCAGGCACGATGTCCTTTGCGCCATCTGCCTCTTCGGTTTTAACCTCGCAGGGCGATTTGCTTTACGCCTCTGGTGCCAATACGCTTGCAAGACTTGCCAAAAGCACCTCAGCCACGCGTTATCTGTCCAACACGGGAACCAATAACAACCCGGCATGGGCGCAGATTGACTTAACAAACGGCGTTACAGGCACATTGCCTTATGGCAACGGCGGCACAGGTGTAACCGCTGCTGCAACTAACGGCCAGCTATTGATCGGCAATGGCTCAGGCTTTACCTTGGCCAATATTACGGTTAGTGCGCCATTAAGCATTTCCAACACGGCTGGCGGCATTGCTCTTTCAGCCTCCGGCCTCGGCACAGGTGATGTGGTTGGACCTACTGGCGCAACTGACCGGGCACTTGCTATTTACGATGGCGCCACTGGCAAGATTCTGCAGAATTCAACGGCCACAGTCACCTCGGCAGGATTCTTGACGGCTAATGGTTTGACGTTTCCTTCAACCCAAGTGTCATCGGCTAATGCCAATACGCTTGATGATTACGAAGAGGGAACGTGGACTCCGGTATTCACTAGCCTGGATATTCTAAACGGTGACATAACGCTTACATACGCCACGCTTCCAAACACAGGTTTGTACCGAAAAATTGGATCAGTTGTTTACGTTTCTTTTGTAATCAACACAAATTCTTTGACGGTAACAGGTTCGACTTCAAGCGAACTTTATATTGAAGGTTTGCCTTATATCCCAATTTCTGGCTTTCCTCTTTCCTCCTCAATAACAAATGTCGGGTTTGCTAACGGATGGACAACAAACGCCCCGTCATTTGGTTACTTCACATCATCTGCTGTAATAGGTTCAACCGGAGGAATATCTCTGAATTACAAGACCGCTCCTAATGCTTTGACTTCGTCTTTGATAACCGGCGCAAACCTATCAAGTTCGACATCGCTGCGTGCCAGCGGCTTTTACTTCACTGCAACCTGAGGCTTTTATGATTACCAAAGAAACTATCATCGACAAGATTGAAGTCTTGGAAAACGGCGCGGTATTGATTCGCCAGGCCACGCGAATTATTGAAGATGGCGCTGTGTTATCCAGCACATATCACCGGTCGTCAGTAGCTCCGGGACAAACCATTGCAGACCAAGACCAACGCGTACAGGCTATCTGTAACGCTGTTTGGACGCCAGAAGTGATTGCAGCGTTTGAGGCCAGCCGACAGCAACAGTTGAATGCCATTCGTGAGCAACAAGCCGCCTAATAAGCCATGGATACGATTGAGACCAAGCATGCTGTGCTAGAGGCAAGGGTGAGTTCTCACGAGAAAGAATGCGCTCATCGCTACCAAGCCATCACTGAGCAGCTAGACAAGGGCGATAAGCGCATGACCAAGATCGAGTATTGGATCTGGGCCGTGTTTGCTGCTGTTCTTCTCGGGCCAGGTGCTGCGGCTGAATTTGTGAAAAAACTTCTGGGAATATGACATGGCTTGGTCAGACGTTCTCAAGGCTGTCATCCCTATCGTAGTAGCTGCACTTGCTTGGCTCTTAGGGCAGGTTGCATCTTTCTCTGAGCGGCTGACCAAAATCGAGGGGCAGATGCCTGCATTAATTACCAAAGAAGGTACGCCAACGGATTCGCCAATTAGTGCAGAGCGACGCGCTATTCAGAAAGAGCAGTTGATGACACACATCAACGAACTACAAGTCAAAGTTCGTCTGCTTGAGGAGCGTGAGCGTATTGCCAAAGGAGGCAAGTAATGTTTGAACTTCTTGGTGGCGGTTTAATGGGTTCTATCTTCGGCGGTTTGTTTAGGCTCGCCCCTGAAGTCTTAAAGTTTCTTGATCGCAAGAACGAGCGTCAGCATGAGCTGTCCATGTTCAGTCGTCAGTGCGAGTTAGAGCAGGTCCGCGGAGAAATGAAGCTTGCCGAGATCGGCGCCGAGCGGGATAAGGCGATTGATACAGGGGTTATGACTGCATTTGAAGCGGCAATCAATCAGCAGGCCGAAATGGCCAAATCTGCTGGCGGTTGGGTGGCTTCACTGTCTGCATCAGTGCGTCCTGTAGTCACTTACTGGATTCTTGCCATTTGGTCAGCTTCACACATTTGGTTTGCCGTCGTTGCCAGCAGGGAAGGACTTCCTGTGCAAGAAGTCTTCAAGATGATCATGTCGCCTGATTTTGCTGCGTTGGTAGCAGGAACATTTAATTACTGGTTTCTTGATCGCACCTTAAAGGTTCGAGGCCTTGCGTGAAGCTCGATCTAGCCAAGGAGCTTTGCAAGCGCTTTGAAGGCTTTTCTGCAAAGCCTTATTTGTGCCCGGCAGGTGTATGGACGATTGGGTACGGGTCTACTTATTACCAGAGCGGCGACAAAGTAACTAAAGACGATCCTCCAATCACAAGGGAGTATGCTGAACAGCTTTTGATGCACGAGCTTGTGCATACTTACGCCCCTGGTGCAATCCGGCAATGCCCCATCTTATTAACCCTGGCCATTCAAAACAGGGATTGGGGCAAGCTTAATGCGATTGTGGACTTTTGTTACAACCTCGGCGTGGGAAGGCTGCAGACTTCGACGCTTCGCAAAAAGATTAACCGGCAAGATTGGGAAGGCGCGAAAGAACAGTTAAGACTATGGGTCCGCGGCGGTGGCAAGGTCCTTCGCGGTTTAGTGATCCGACGAAATGCGGAGTGTGCCCTGTTATGAGTTCAGCAACCAAGTCAGATCCGGCCAAATGGAAACGTATTGTCGCCTCAGTCAAAGCTTCAGGAAAAGGCGGCTCTCCAGGCCAATGGAGCGCCCGCAAGGCACAGTTAGCTACCCAGAAGTACAAAGCCTCTGGCGGGGGTTACAAAGGTCCTAAAAAAGCGGATAATTCGCTCTCAAAGTGGACGAAGGAAGACTGGGGAACGAAGTCGGGAAAGCCGTCCACGCAAGGTCCTAAGGCAACCGGCGAGCGGTATTTGCCGAAAGCGGCACGAGAGAAGCTCACACCTTCTGAATACGCGGCAACCACGCGAGCCAAGCGTGAAGGAATAAGGCAGGGCAAGCAGTTTGTTCCGCAGCCTGAATCGATCAAGAAGAAGGTGTGGTAATGACAGTCGCTTATGCAATGACGTATGACAGCCTCGTGCTGGATATTCAGCAGTACCTTGAACGGACTGATGATGCCACGCTCGAGCGCATCCCTACCTTTATCGGCTTGGCAGAGCAAGTCATCGCAAGCCAGATTAAATTCTTAGGCAACCTCACTGTAGGAAGTGCCACTATGACAGCGGCCAATCCTGTCATTGATAAACCGGCTCGTTGGCACAAAACGGTCTCCATGAATATCACGGTGGCCGGCAAGCGCTATCCTGTCCTGCTACGAAAGTATGAGTACCTGCGGGAATACTGGCCAGACCCCACACAGACAGGCGTGCCTAAGTTTTACTGCGATTACGATTACACGCACTGGTTCGTAGCACCTACGCCTACGCTGGCTTATAACTTTGAAGTGCTTTATTACGAGCGCGTGCAGCCGCTGAGTTCTGCAAACCAAACGAATTGGTTTACGGTCTACGCACCGCAGGCACTGCTTTATGGCTCCTTGCTGCAAGCCATGCCTTTCCTGAAGAACGACGAGCGCCTACCGATGTGGCAGGCTCAATACGACGCCATCATCCAAACCCTCATGGCCGAAGACAAGCTGCGTATCGCTGATCGTCAGGCCATTGCCGCGGATAGTTAATCATGAGCTACACAAGCCCCTTTACTGGCGACGTTGTTCAGCCAACCGACGTTTCTTATGAGCAGATCGCCCTAACATCAACGACGGGCACCATACAGCTTGTCTGGCCTATCAATGGCAATTTGAGCACAGAAACCCCTGCCGCTCGGATCATGGACGTTTCAACGACGAGCACAAGCTACGAACTGTGGATGCCACCTGCCAATCAGGTATCTGTAGGCCAAGACGCGCTTATCAGAAACACGGGCGCTCAGACGCTCACTGTTAAGACCTACGATGGCAACAGCACGATCATTACGGTTGCCTCAGGTGTTGCTAAATACATTTATCTGACTGATAACAGCACCACCTATGGCACTTGGGCGAATGTACAGTTTGGCGCTGGCACTTCATCTGCCGATGCAGCAACACTTGCCGGTGCTGGTCTGCTTGCTGTTGGCTCGACACTCAACCAAAGCCACCCAGTAGCTTCAATTATTGCCAATCAGACGTTTGTTGATGGCGACCGCGCTAAGACCTACATCTGGACAGGTGGCACAGCAACCACCACGCTACCCTTGGCCACCACAGTAGGCAATAACTGGTTCTTCCTGGTTAAAAACAGTGGCTCGGGCACGCTTACAGTTAGCGGCAACTCAGGCGAATTGATTGATGGCGCATCAACGAAAGACTTCAATCCTAACGAGTCAGCCTTTATTGTTTGCACGGGTACAACCTTTGTCACCGTAGGCTTTGGCGTTAGCACTGACTTTTCATTCTCAGCGCTTACCAAGACGGTCACAACGGGAACCTACACGCTTACAGCGAATGAGGCTTCCAATACCATTCAGATCTACAACGGCACCCTAACGGGTAATGTCACGATCATCGTGCCGCCGATTGTGAGCCTGTACGTCATCAGTAATCAGTGCTCGGCAGGCGTCTTTACCTTAACCGTCTCCACAGGCATTGCTGGGGGCGCTACAGCCACCGTACCAGCCTCAGGACAGGCCACGCTTATCTGTGATGGCACTAACCTCTTAAATGCCAATACAGCGATCGCTGGCGGTACGGCCATTAGTCTTGTAAACGGCACGGCAGCAAGCCCCTCGCTTAACTTTGCAAGCGAAACCAACACAGGTATTTACCGACCAGGCTCTAGCCGATTAGGTATCTCAGTAGGCGGCTCGCTGATTGCTGACTTCACGACCTCTGGCCTAGCAGTCACAGGAACGGGCAACTTCACAGGCGGTATCTCTGGGGGCACGTTTTGACCAAGAAGGTTTTCGCTCTCGACACCCGGCCTGGTATTCAGCGGGACGGTACGCTTTTCGACAAAGAGTATTACACCGACGGGCGTTGGGTACGCTTTCAGAAGTTTGGCGGTGAGCTTGCACGCCCTCGCAAAATGGGCGGCTACCGTGAGATTGTTGATAACCTAGCAGGACCCTCTCGAGGTGTGTTTGTCGTTGTCCGCGGACTGTATAACAACGTCTACAGCGGCTATTCAGATGGCTTGCAAGTTGTCCCTATCAATAACAACGGCACAGGCGCTGGCGTTACGGATTACAGCTTTGCCGGCCCTGTTACGACGGTAAGCATTACCACGGCAGGCAGTGGCTATACCAACGCCTCTTATACGAATGTGCCTCTGGTTTACAGCACGACAGGCACAGGAACCGGGGTTAGGGCCTCTGTCACAGTCTCTGGCGGTGCAGTTACTGCTGTGACGATTACAGGCGGTGGTGTGCGTTATGTGAAGGGTGAATTCCTCACTATCAGCAACACCTATCTTGGCGGCGCAGGCTCGGGCGTCGTGCTGCAAATATCTGCAATTGACTCGCCATTTACAGCGTCAGATCTGAACTCTTGGCAATTCGATACGTTTACTGACAGGGTTGATCAAAATACCAATCTCTTGCTTGCACACCCCTCGCAGGATCTGCAAGACATAGATAACGAAACCAACACCCGCTTATTGTGCGGACCTTTATCAGGCACCGTGCTTTGGGCTGCTGGGTTGTTTGCCGTAGACAGTTGCGTGCTTAATTCGACGACCTCAGTCACGTTGCCCGCAATCGACGTGAGAATCGCCGCAGGGCAAGTAGTCAAGGGTCCGGGCGTTCCCGCAGGCACCACTGTTGCTTCTGTAGTTTCGACAACGGTCACGCTGAGTCAAGCAGCCACCATATCGGCCACCACGACGCTGACTTTTGATAATCAAGTTTCCATATCTGGCGGGGTGGTGGCGCTTCACCCTTACGTCTTTGTGTACGGCAATGACGGCCTTATTTGGAATTGCTCTGCTGGCGACATTGATGATTGGGTATCTGCTGATGCCAATCGGGTAAATGCGGCCACAGGGAAGATCCTGCAAGGCTTGCCAGTTCGTGGCGGCTCTAATTCACCGTCGGGTCTGTTCTGGTCACTTGATTCAGTAGTTCGCGTATCTTACGCACCTCAGTCGCTGGGTGTAGCCGGTACGCCAAACTTTGCCGCTACCACTTACTGGCGATACGACATCATTACAAGCCAATCGTCATTTCTTTCCTCGTCAGCAGTCATTGAATACGACGGCATTTACTTTTGGACAGGCGTTGATCGGTTCCTGCTCTACAACGGCGTTACCAAAGAGATCCCGAATACGTTCAATCAGAACTACTTCTTTGACAATCTGAATTATTCCCAGCGGCAAAAGGTTTGGGCTACTAAGGTTCCGAGGTTTGGCGAGATCTGGTGGTTCTACCCTCGAGGCGATGCAACCGAGTGTACGGATGCGGTTATTTATAACGTGCGCGATAACACCTGGTATGACACGGGAGAGGCTCTAGGCGCACAACGCTCTGCAGGCTACTTCTCCCAAGTATTCCGCTTTCCCATTCAAGCCGGGTACGACGTTAATACCGCAGATAGCATCAATGAGGTAACCATCTCAAATGCCGGCTCTGGTTACACAGACGCCACTTACAGCTACAAAACGCTCACGGGCGGCACTGGCACAGGCGCAACGGCCACCATGACTGTGATTGGCGGCAAAGTAGTGTCTGTCGTGATTAACAGCCGTGGCTCTGGCTATACCGCGGGTGACGTGCTGACCGCTACGCTTGCAGGCGGGTCTAATTTTCAGATCACTGTCTCAACGCTGATGCAGCAGGTCTCACTGTGGCAGCACGAGTATGGCAAGGATGTTATTCAGGGAACATCAGTATTAGCAATTGAGTCTTACTTCATCACCTCAGACTTAGGTGTGATTGCTGGCGGCCCGGCAACCTTCTCGCCAGTCGGTGAAAACCGTTGGACGCGTATTGAGCGCGTTGAGCCAAACTTCATTCAGACGGGTGATATTGATCTTTATGTGGTTGGTAGACCTTATGCCGATCAGCCCGACAAGACCACGGGTCCTTATACGTTTGCGCCAGGCACAAGCAAGATCGACATGAAAGAGCAGCGCCGATTGCTGCGCTTAAAGTTTGTATCCAATGTGGCCGGCGGCGATTATCAAACAGGTAAAATCATCGTTGATGCCGACACGGGCGATGTACGAGGCTATACCGTATGACTGTAGCGCTTGTTTATGATCCGCGCTTTCACACCTTTGACTCGTGGGCATCGCTCATGTGCGAGTTGTACGCTTCCAACCAGCTTCAGGTTCCCACGTCAGATCTGGATTGGAAGGGTTGGGCTGCTGGCCTTAAAGCGATCGACGTATTTGCTAACGAAGCCATTCCTGAACCCTATCAGTTTGATGATTGGCAGGATTGGGCATCTGCCGTTGTCGGCGCCGTGAATCCGAGGACTAACTGATGAGCACTTCGATGGCGGCATACGGCGAGCCAGATGAGGATTCGCCACTCTCATTGGTTGCGCCAAGGGGTTCTAGCGCACAAACAGATCCAACAGAGTTACAAAAATCATTGGCAATTTTTAATCCCACCCTTGCCGAAGAGACGGAAGCTGTAACGGGTGTAAAGCCTAGGGACGTAAGTGATTTCAGGGCGAATACATCGTTCATTGAAAATTACTTGATGTCGGTTGATCCAAATATTCAACAAGCTTTTTTTAAGCCGGGATCAAGTGATCGATATACAGGGACATTTGCACAAGCGTACAAGTTAGTTGATGGTAATCCTGTAGAAGTAGAAGCAACGCCAGAGGACATCGCGTCCGGCGATTTAATTTACTACGTTGGTGGCGCACCAGGATCTGATTATGCTGGGCAAAGCCGTGTAGGTCAGGCGTATGCCTTAAAAGACGGGAAACTAACGCCTATTGGAGAGGCGAAACCATACGAAGCGCCAGAAGAAAAGAACTTTTGGATGGAAGGCTTAAAGGATGCAGCGGCTCTTGCGTTAGCGGCTTATCTTGGCCCGGGCGGCGGATTAGAAAGTTTACTAGGCTCAGGAGCAACTGGCACTGGTGGGCTTGCTGCTTTAGGTGAAGGAGCTGGAGCCGCTGGTACAGCAGGGTCAGCCGGATCAATTACGTCTGCTTTGACATCCGCGCTGCCGGCTGATCTTGTGTCGGCTGGACAGAACCTTATTCAAGGGTTTAACCAGGTCAGGCCTTACCTACAGGGTGCTAATGCAGTCTACCAAGCATCGCAAGGAAATATTGCAGGCGCAGTGGCAAGTGGTCTGGGCGCTGCAGGCGGCTTAAACATTCCCGGCGCAAAAGAAGCGGCCAACCTATTCAATGTGGGATATGCCGCCTCGCAAGGCAATTATCTTCCCGTCCTCAACCAGATTCTTTCTAGTGACGTTGGTGGCCAATTAACCAATACGAAGATAGCCGGGGACTTCACGCTTGGCGATGCCATGAAAGCAGGCAACTTCCTGCAGGCTGTGCAATCAGGCAACCCAACGCTTATTCTTTCTTCGGCAGCAACGCTGACTGGAAGCAATGACCTCAAAACGGCTAGCGCAGCAAACAAGCTCATTCAAACCATTAACAATCCTAATGCCAGCCCTTTTGATATTGCATTCGCAACGGAAGGTCTAGCCAAGAATTTGATGACAACAACCCAAGGAGCGCTACCTGGCGGCTCCTCGGGCAAAAGCGTACTGGATGAATACAACGTCACTGGCGGCGAAGGCACTCAGTTAACACCCGAGGGTACGGGTCCTTTGGATTATGTCGTCGGCGCTGAGACTGATCCCAATCTTGTCAAGACTGGCGTCACCTTTGGCGGTACGGATACAAGCGGCTACAAGATCCCAGGCCTATCGGTTGGCGATACGGATAAGATTTATGGCTCAACCTATCTGAGCGAAGATCCAGAGGGCGGTGCGCCTTATTTGAATCAACGCATTCAGATGCTAGACCGTGCTGGCAATCCAATCCTGGACGCATCTGGCAATCAAGTCTTTTACACGGCCATTTACGATCCAACAGACGGGACAATTCGTTACAGCGTACCCGTAGGAACAGAGGGTCAGTATGGCAGCAATATCATCAGCCAAAGGCCTCAGCTTATTACGGATGACGAGGGCAATCAGTTGCTCATCAATCCTGTTAACAGCAGGGTTCTGGCCACGTTAAGCGAAGCGCCTAGTGCTCTTGGCGAATCTAAAGACCTCTCATCGACGTCATCGTATCTTGATGATGTCACCTTCTCGGCACTTGAAGACCTGAGGAGTCGTGCAGATGCTGGCCAAGAGGTTTTGCAGCAAGACGTTCTTGACTTAGAAGCCCAAGTCTTTCAAGACGCCAAGAATGCCGGCGCTACTGACGAGGAAGCATTAGAGGCAGCGGCAGCGGCAACGTCAGGCCTTAAGAATAAAACAGAAGCAGAAAACTTAACGGGCGATTTAGATAGCACTGAATTGGCCAGCACTGAGAACGTCAAGACCGATGGCAAGGATTCGGTTTCTGATCAAGACTCTGTTAAAGCTGATGATAAGTCTCAGGTAACTGGCGATTCAGTTAAGAGCGGTGAAAAGCCTGGCGTTACCAATGGCACAACTTCAGAAGACGGCGACACAATTAGCGGTGGCACTATCGGCGGGGGAAGTGTTACTGGTGGCACCGAAAAGGATGGCGATTCAGTCGATAGCGGCTCTTCTGTTGAAGGCGGAACCTCTGTTGATGGAGGCTCTTCTGTTGAAGGTGGCGACTCTATCGGCGCGGGATCTGTTGATGGCGGTACGTCAATTGGTGGCGGCGACAGTGTTGGCGACAGCGTTAATGTGGGCGAATCAGTTAGCGGTGGCGGCGATGATTCAATTGGCGGATGCCCAGAAGGTTACGAACTTGGCCCTGATGGGAAGACTTGTGTATTGATCAAGCCCAAGGAGCCAGAGGTTATAACCTGCCCAACTGGCTACCACCTCGGCCCTGATGGAAAAACATGTGTTCCTGATGAAAAGGAAGAGGAAATCAAGTGTCCTGAGGGATACCACCTCGGACCTGACGGCAAGACATGCGTATTAGATGAGAAAGAGCCGGAAGAAAAGACGTGCCCAGAAGGCTATTACCTCGGTCCTGATGGTAAAACCTGTATCAAATACGAAGACGATGAAGAGATCACTTGCCCGCCCGGCTATCACCTTGGGCCAGATGGTAAGACCTGCGTAGCCGATGAGGCCAAGCCCACGCCAGTTACCAAAACTCCCGTATCACCTACAACCCCTACAACCCCTACGCCTACGCGCACTGTTTCGGCTCCTAGCATGGCAGCAGCATGGACCGGCGCAGAGATTCCTAGGCTTATAGGCAAGATGCTAAAGGCCAAAGTCATTGATCAGAAACAAATTGATCCGTTAGCAGCATTCAAACAAAGGATTGCAGATATGAATGCGATTGATCCATCGCTTGCCCAGGTAATGGCACAGCGACTTGGCATTCAACAACAAGAAATGCCGTCATTCTCTTATGGCCAAGAAACATCGATTGATGACATCCTGAATCTTGGCAATCGTGAATACGCAGAAGGCGGTTACGTTGAGCCGCTCAAAGCGATGAATCCGCAATTCATGTATCGAGAAGGCGGATCTCTTCCTGGCGGCAGAGAGAACTTCAAAGACGGCAAGCATGTTGCCGGCGAAGGCGATGGCCAATCCGATGACATTCCTGCATGGCTTGCTGATGGCGAATTTGTTTTCCCTGCCGACGTGGTTTCAGCGCTTGGAAATGGCTCAACAAAGGCAGGAACCGATAAACTATACAAGATGATGCACGAGATCCGAGCAAGAGCGCGATCGACTCACAAGAAAGATCTGCCCCCTCCTGCACACAAGTCTCCGCTTGACTACCTGAAAGGTAAGTAATCATGGCCGGATTATTTGAAGGCGTATCACCGCCAGACATTAACAAAACCACCACGACTGCGCAGCAGACTCCCGAATACTTAACCAAGTATTTGACCAATCTAGCTGAGGTTGGCACAGGCGCTTTAGGAACCGCAACGCCTGCTGTTAAAGATGCACAAGGCAATGTCATAACGCCAGGCTCATTCACTCCCAAAACGGGTGAAGAGCTTATTGCCAGCAGGCCTGATTACCTGAAAAACCTGCAGCAAGGCATTGATCCGGCCACAGGCAAGGAATATACCTCTGGCGCACTTCCTTCGCTTGGCAACTTGCAAACCTATCAAGGAACCATGCAAGACGCTGCATCACTTGCCAAGACTGCCGGGCAATCAATTGGCCTGACTTACGATGAGCAGGGCAATCCCATCTTTTCTGATGCGCTGAAATCTTTCTATGACCCATTTAAGCAGCAAGTCATTGATGAGATGCAAAGGCAGTCAGACATCAACTTGCAGCGCAGTATTCTTCCATCGCTGAAGGCTCTTGGTATTTCATCTGGGCAAGGTGGCAGTAGCCGCATGCGCAGTATTGGAGGCCAGGCTTTAGCTGATATTGCATCAAACCTGCAAGCTCAACAGACCGCGGCGAGGTCCAAAGGATTTGAGACTGCTTTGGATGCAGCCTTAAAGCAGCAACAGCAGCAAGGCCAGATTGCAGGCACTCTAGGCACGATCGGCACTGGCGAAGCGGCTGCAACGCGAGGCGCCTTAAATACGCTTGCAGACATTGGCGGCCAGGATGTGACTTACGAGCAAAGCAAGATTGACGCACCCCTGACAAGGGCTGCCAATGTAGCGGCACTCATGCGTGGCTACTCCTATCCGACAACCACCACAGAGACTTACAAAGGACCGGGAACCATTTACGGTCCAAGCAAGTTCCAACAAATTACTGGCACTGGCGCATTGATCTCCTCGTTATTTCCTCAGGGTGGACAAGGCATCGGCAGTCAAGCAGTTAAGGGTCTTAAGGACTATCTGGCCGAACAGCAGTCAAAAAATCTTGCTATTAACATGGCAGACATTGACCGAATTGTTTCCGAATCGGGAAGCGGCGGAACGATGGGTTCTGAAGAGCTTGAAGACTTCTTTAACAATATTTTGGGCACGGGTAGCGGTGGTTGGCTAGGTAACTATGACGATCAAAGCACAGATCCTGGTGAGGACTAAGCCATGGCCAAATCACCCTTAGCACTTGCCGAGATACCGGGCGAATCCAGCGGCATGACGCAAGCGCGTCAGTCTTACCTTGATACGCAGCAAAAACTTCTCGAGGCCTTAGAGTCACGCAATCAGTTATTTGATCCGACACTGCTTGCTCTTGCTCAAGGTTTACTGTCGCCAACGAAGTCAGGAACTTTTGGCGAAGGTCTTGCCAATGCTGCTGCTGCTGTGGCTCCGGCTGCAGAGGCTGAACGCAAGCGCAACATTGAGATGGCTCAGATCCGCGCAGAGATAGCTGCAAGCCAGTACGGCGCAGCACAAAAGGGTGAGGCACTCAAAAAATTAACTGGTGCCATGCGGCCAAGTGCTGCAGCGGATACTGCAGGTGCTGCAACTGGTTCTGCAAATCAGTTTGCCGGCATAACGCCTGAGACGGCTTTGCAGATTGCGATGTTTGATCCAGAACTTGGCAAGCAGGCCTTCCAATACTTAGAAGCACAAGCCAAAGGCATCGTGACGCAGCCAAGTGGCCAAGTGGATGTGCGCTCGGGTAGATTCACCCCGTTCCCAGGTCAGGCTCCGACAGAGCGAACCATTCCTGGGGTTGGAACCCTCAAAGTCAGCCTGGAAGACGCGATCAGAATTGATAAGGCTTTGCAAGATAACGATTCGGAATCGTTGTACAGAGTGGTTGATAAGTACACCAAGCCGATGGCAAGACCTGGCGCAGCAGCCCCCGGTGTTCCATCAGCACTCGGCGTTCCATCAGCGCCTAGCGCTCCGTCAGCACCCGGCGCCCCAGCGCCTACCGCTCCTCCCGTTGCCGTAACAGTCGAGGAAAGAGAGCGCCAAAAACGCGCAGAGGAAAGCAGGGCTGCAGTAGAAAGACGCGAGCAAGAAGAGTTAGTAACGGGAGGTGCCAAACGTACCGGCGCTGCTATTGAGGCGGGTGGTATTGCAACGGCTAAACAGCAAACCGCTAAAGAGATCCAGCAGCTTATTGGCACTGAGGGTATGAATCAATACTTTGGCGCCTTTAATAAGCCCAACGATATTTTCTCAGCCATCGTGTTGTCAGTAGCTCGCGCATCTGAGTCTGGCTCGCAAGGCGTTGATCGCTCGCAGATTGAGCGGGTTGTTTCTAACCTTACGTTGAACCTGCCCAAGAATCCCAATGAGACGATGGAGCAATTCAATCAGCGCAAGCAGCAAGTCGTTGATCGCGCATCCATGGCAGCCTCGCGTATCGCTGAGATGGAACTCTACTACTCGCAGTTGATTAAAGGCCAAGGCCAGATTACTGAGGGCGAACGTGAGATTCTGCGTCGTGCCGCTATCAATCCGAGGTTTGACACGCCTAACGTCATCATGGCCAAGGCCAAGGCGATTGAGGCCATTGCTAACTTTGAGAAGTGGCGTGCTGATACGCTTGAGGAAAGAGGGATTACGCTTGCAAAACTCAAGCAAGATCCTGAATACAAGCGCTTAGAGAGTGCTCGCATACAAGCAGTCAATAACGCCTTAAGGCCTTTGCTACCTAAGAGCCAGCCGTCTGGCGGGTTGACGATGGATGCCATCAACCAACGCGCATCACAACTTGGGAATAAGCCATGAAAGCTGAAGACCTCAACGAAAGCCAGATAAGGTACGCGCAGCAGATCGGCCAGGAAGCCCAGCGCATGGGCATCAATCCTGACTTTGTGCTGCCGATGGTTGCCGCTGAGAGTAAGTTTGATCCGAAGGCTTTATCGCCCAAGGGCGCAGTAGGCTTGATGCAGTTAATGCCAAACACGGCTAAAGAGTTGGGTGTTAACCCTTACGACATCAATCAAAACATTCAGGGTGGCTTGCGTTACTTAAAGCAATTGTCGAGCATGCCCAATATCGGCACCAACCCGGTTGCATTGCTTGCTGCTTACAACGCTGGACCCAACAGCAAGTTTCTTGTCTCAGGCGATCCTAATGAAATCCCTGAAGAGACGGCAAATTACGTTAAGCGTATTGAGTCTTACTCAGGTGGCCAGTTACGCAATCCTTTTATTGGCTTAGAAGGTGAGACAGAAGGCGCCGGTGTTGGCGAAGGGCAAGCCTCACCAGGCGGTGAAGTAACGCCAGCATCAGAGTTTGACTTTCAACGCTTACTGCTAGACCTTGGTGGTGCCGGCGCTGGCGCTGCATTTTCTGCTGGCTCACAATTGACGGGTGCTGCAGGCAGGAGGCTAGTAGACGCACTAGAGGGCATGTCTCGTATTGGCCAGCCTTCCGGCACAACGTCTGGTGAGAAGTGGCTTGCCAACTGGGCTGGCGTTAATAAGCCAGGGGTTGGCGGTGTTCCCGAAGCCACTGCAACCTACCAGCGCATGAAGGATCACGGCAAGGTATCTGGCAGGGCTACCAAGATGTTTGGCCCGCGCATGCCTGGCGAACCTGCAAGTATTGTCGATCGTTTAATGGCTCGAGGCCAGCAGCGAGAAGCTTTGGCAAGGCAGCAGCAAAGCCCTATGAACATGTTAAGGCGCGGCGTTTCATCACCGCTAGGCAGGGTGGGAATCGGCGCACTCGGTGGTTTAAGCGCGGTAGAGCAAGCGCAGGCAGGATTAGAGAAGTATGCCGAGCAAGACATGCCGATGGCTGCCGCTTATGGTGTAGGCGCAGCAGGATCGGCCCTTGCAGCATTTCCATACGGACCTACACAAATTGCTGGTGGTGCCATGGCCCTATCTCCCATGGCCATGTATCTTTACCGCAAGGCTACAGAAAAGGGAGAGGGCAAGCCATCAGGCCTGCCTGCAACGTATAACCCTTACTTCGCGCCTTGAACGACCCGCTTCTTGTGGCAACCCTTGCATTCTGAATACCAACCCCCTCTGGAACGCTTGTAATAGCCCTCAGAGGGCTTTGTCTCGCCGCAGGCACTACAGACCTTCATACCCTCCTGGAAGCCTTCCCTGCGCTCAAATAAGCGATCTGTAGGCCAGCCTTGATCTATTCGCCACTTGAGGGTGTAGAAGCTGATTCTTGAGCGCTTGGCCCACTCTTTGAGGGTAAGTGTTGTCGAGCCGATGGTGACTTCTCGGTTGTCGTAAATCTTTCGTGGCATCTTTTGCATTCGCGTCGTCGTTCTATGTAGAAATAATATTTGTTGGGTTCCCAGAAACTTCTGGTTTCAAGGACGATTGTCCGGCTGGACCGTCCTGACTGGTCTGCGCAATGTGGGCATAGCATCGTGAAGTGTCTTCCTGAGTTCTAGTACGTTCCATGCCAGATCATGCAAAAGCTGATCGGCAAGCGCTGCATCGGTTTTCATTTGATTCTGCATCGTATCGTGCAGGCGTTTGATAATCGCTAGCCGCTTGTCGTAAAGCGATGTCAAGGTCTTCATCCATTTGCTCCGGGTAGTCCACAAGTTGACGCAGCATGCGGTAGCGCATTGCATCCAGATAAATGTCCATGTATTAGTCTCTGTTTGATGTTGTCGGGTATGCGTGGCAGCGGTGCCCAGGCCACAGCCCAGTCAGCCCAGGTTCCCATCACACAAACGCCGCCGCTGTTGAGTAGCAACATCTTGACGCCCAGGGGCGGCGGATAGTCCTCTGGTAGCCGCCAGACGGCTTCGCCGGCAAGATAATCCTTCATGCCCTGGCAGTCATATTGAAGGGGTCGTGGTAATTGATCTTGAATGCCTTGACCTTCTTCATCTTGTTTCGCCTTTCTGCAGCGTAATAGACGTAAGCCCAGCCAAATTTCTTGCAGACCGATGACTGTCGGAACTCGCGCTCACGCACAATCACTCCTTCTTCCAGAAGCGGCATGAGTGAGTTTGAGATTGATTTTGTCGTCACGCCCAACTTACTGGCAAGGTCCTTCAGCGTAACCGGCGACGTTCTGGTTTGCATGTACTTCAAACAAGCTTGACCGCGGTCGATCTTGGCCTGCACTCTAAGTTTGTGGATGCTCATTGTTTTCATTGCTTACCTCTGTTAATCGGTGTCGGTGAACCAATCAACTCACGCAGCGAGTCCATCGTTTTGTAGCGCGGATTAGCGCATTGATCAGTGGCTATGCGGCTGACCGCAGGTTTGCCGACACCAAGGTATTTAGAAATGCCTTGCCGGGTCCAGCCAATCATTTCAAGCGTTGCAATCATGTCTGCCGGTTTCATTGCTCACCTCTGCTTAAAACCAAGGCGACGGATGCCGAGTTCTATGAGCATCGCCGCATCTTCCAAGCTGTTCTGACTACTGCTCATTGCAGTCTGCCACTCCCCTCCAACTCGTTTTCCAACCAACCCAACCGTGACGATCTCACCGGCTCTTGCATCTTCCAGCCATTGCTCCAGTAGGGCAATGCAGTCGCCGTTATCCGGCGTAGCGGCCTTTAAGAAAGGTTTGATGTTTTCGTTCATTGCTAACCCCTTGCTCGGATTGCTTGCGCTGCCAACTTTGTAATGTCAGATGCGTACTTAGGGTGTACGGACAGCACGTCACACACTCTTGCACATGCCTCACGCTCGGCAGCGATGACAAGGGCGGCGAAGCGTTCAATCTCAGCAGCGCCCCAGCGGTGAGGCTCTGTCCAGCCATCACCTGTGCGAAGCAGTCCAGCCTCTATC